ATGGCAGCGCGCGCCCTTTATGAAGGCGCGCAGCCAGGCTTCGAAGAACTCGCCGCCGCGACGGGTTGGGCGCTCGCGACCATCAAAACCCGCGCAGCGCGGGAAGGCTGGCAGCGCCTCGATGCGCCGGACCAGGCCGTCCAGAATGGCAGGCTGGCAAAAGTGGTCGATCGGCTGATCGGCGAGATTGAAGCTCTGGGAATTGGAAACGGCGATGGTGCGATCGGCCTGGACAAGGCGCGCATCGACGCGATTTCGACCCTGACGCGCACACTCGAAAAAATCGGCGAAATCACGCGCAACGACGACGGCGCGAAAGAGAATTCCACGAGACGAGATGCAGACATGTCAGGCCTCCTCAAGCGGATCGACGAGCGAATTATCGAACTGGCTACGGGATACGCAAAACAACTGGTCTGCCGCAAACCTGAAGCGTGAGACCCTGGGCCTCATCGGAGATGAATGGCTCTTTCGAGCCCGCATCGAACAGTATTTGCTGAACTCATGGCCTGCCACCTGGCTGGTGGTCGGCGGGCGCGGCGCCGGCAAGACCCGCCTCGGCGCGGAATGGGTCAACAGCCTGGTTCGCGGGTTCTCGCCCTTCGCCATGGCAAGGCATCGACATATCGCGCTGATCGGCGAGACGTTGGGGGATGTGCGCGAAGTGATGATCGAAGGCCCGTCGGGCATCGTTTCGATATCGCGGCATGACCGGCCGCGGTTCGAGGCCAGTCGGCGCCGGCTTGTCTGGGAGAATGGCGCCGTTGCTCACATCTTCTCGTCCGAGGATCCGGAAAGCCTGAGAGGCCCGCAATTCGAGGCGGCCTGGTGTGACGAACTCGGGAAATGGAAAAATGCCGAAGCCTGCTTCGACATGCTGCAATTCGGCCTTCGCTTGGGCGAGCGGCCAAGACAGCTCATCACCACGACGCCAAGGCCGATTAAGCTGCTGAAGCGCCTCCTGATCGATCCTTCAGTGGTGGTGACGCGCGTGCGCACCGCGGAAAACGCCGGCAATCTCGCCGAAGGATTTCTCCATGCAGTCGAGCAACGCTATGGCGGAACGCGCCTTGGTCGGCAGGAGCTGGATGGAGAATTGATCGAGGACCGCGACGATGCATTGTGGTCGCGGCAGGCCGTCGAGAATGCGCGGCTGACTGAGGTGCCGGAACTCTGTCGTGTCGTGGTGGCGATCGATCCGCCGGCAAGCTCGCATAAGACCTCCGATGCCTGCGGCATCATTGCTGCCGGTCTGGACGCTGCCGGAACCGTCATCGTGCTGGCTGACGCGACGGTGAGGGCGGCGCGGCCGCAGGATTGGGCCGGCGCGGCAGTGGCGCTGTTCCATGATCTGCAGGCCGATTGCCTGGTGGCCGAGGTCAATCAGGGCGGCGACATGGTGACGGCGGTTATCCGCACGGTCGATCCGGTGATTCCGGTGAAGGCGGTGCGGGCGCGGCGCGGAAAATGGCTGCGGGCCGAACCCGTGGCGATGCTCTACCAGCATGGCAAGGTGCGCCATGCCGGCCGTTTCGCCGAACTGGAAGACGAGATGTGCGACTTCGGTCCCAACGGGCTCTCGAACCATCGTTCGCCCGATCGGCTCGACGCACTGGTCTGGGCGGTGAACGAACTGCTCCCAGATGGCCTGGCGCACCCGCGCATCCGGGATTTTCTCTAGAGGATGATCATATGGGTTGGAAATTGCCTTGGCCTCGCAATGCGGGGAACGGCGGCGTGCGGCCTGAGCGCAAGGGTTTGGGAGCGGGCGGCTTCGTCGCGCTTCACGCGCAGGGGGAGGCGCGCTGGACACGGCGAGATTACGCCACCCTCGCGCGTGAGGGTTTCATGCGCAATCCGGTGGTGCACCGGGCGGTGCGGCTGATCGCCGAGACAGCGTCGGCCATACCGTGGCTGCTTTATGAAGGCGCTGCCGAACTCGACGGCCATCCGTTGCTTAAACTTCTTGAACGACCCAATCAGCGCCAGGCCGGAGCCACGTTTCTGGAGGCGCTGTACGGACATCTGCTTCTCGCCGGCAATGCCTATGCCGAATTGATCGAGGCAGGAGAAGGCGCGCGCGAGCTGCATCTGCTGCGTCCCGACCGTGTCGCAGTGCTGACCGATGCAAGTGGCTGGCCATCGGCGCTTGAATACCGGGAGGGGGCGGACAGGCGAAAGACCCCGATCGGTGCGCTTCCTGGCGGTGGCGGCGCGCTGCATCTGACGCTGTTTCACCCGCTTGACGATCATTACGGCTTTCCGCCGCTCGAGGCGGCGCTGATGGCGCTCGATACCCACAATGCCGCCGGCCGCTGGAACAAGGCGCTTCTCGACAATTCTGCGCGCCCGTCCGGGGCATTGGTCTACGCGCCGAAAGATGGCGGCAACCTCACCGACGAGCAGTTCGAGCGCCTCAAGGCGGAACTCGAGGAAGGCTATTCGGGCATGACCCGCGCAGGGCGGCCGCTGCTACTGGAGGGCGGCCTTGACTGGAAGGCGATGGGCCTGACGCCAAAGGACATGGATTTCATCGAAGCCAAGCATTCCGCCAGCCGCGACATCGCGCTGGCCTTCGGCGTTCCGCCGATGCTGCTCGGCATTCCCGGCGACAATACCTACGCCAACTACCAGGAGGCCAACCGCGCTTTCTATCGCCTGACGATCTTGCCGCTGGTGGCCCGCACCGCCAAGGAGCTCTCGGCCTGGCTGGCGCCGGTGTTCGGGACTGATTTGAGGCTTTGGTACGACGCCGACCGCGTCGACGGGCTGTCCGGCGAGCGGGATGCGCTGTGGGCGCGGCTGGAGGCCGCGACCTTCCTGAGTGACGACGAAAAGCGTGAAGCGGTGGGCTATCAGCCGCGCGACCTGATGTGATCGGCGCGGCCAGCTACGAGGAGTTTGCACCATGACGGACATGTCGCAGACCGTGTGGGTATGGCTCGCCAAGGGCACCGGCGCGGTTGCCGGCTCGGCCATTTCGCTGGCCTACATCCTGCCGCATGGCCGACGCGAGGCGGCGGCGCGCTTCGCGGTCGGCGTGGTTTGCGGCGTGGTCTTCGGCGGAACCGCCGGCGTCAAGATCGCGGCCGAACTCGGCGTCCAGGACGCGATAGGACCAGGCGAGCTGGTTTTGATGGGCTCGGCGGCGGCAAGCCTGTGCGCCTGGTGGGCGTTGGGCTTCGCCATGCGCGCCTTCCAGGGCAACGGCGTCGGCCGGTTCCTTCAGAAAATATCGGAGAGGGAGAATGCCGATGAGCGCTGACGCTGCGGCGAGGCTTTGCGAACGAAAATTCGTCGATCTGGTGCTGGACGATGTGGAAACGGACGGCACCTTCTCCGGCTATGCCAGCCTGTTCGGCCGCGTGGACCTGGGCAAGGATGTGGTTGAGCGCGGCGCCTTCGCCAAATCGCTGCGCACCCGCGGCGCTTCCGGCATCCGCATGCTGTTCCAGCATGATCCCAGCGAACCCATCGGCGTTTGGACCGAAGTGAAGGAAGACGCTCGCGGCCTGTTCGTACGGGGTCGGCTGGCGAAGGATGTCGGTCGCGCACGCGACGTACTCAACCTGATGCGCGGCGGGGCGCTCGACGGACTGTCGATTGGCTTTCGCACCGTTCGGGCAAAGAGCGATCCTGCCAGCGGGGTCAGGCGAATTTTCGAAGCCGACCTCTGGGAGATTTCGGTCGTCACCTTTCCGATGCTGCCCGAGGCGCGCGTCGAAACGGTGAAGGGAGGGCGCAAGCTGCCAACCATACGCGAATTCGAATGCTGGCTCACGCGGGATGCTGGGCTGACAAGAAGCGAAGCTCGCAAGGTGATCGCCAAGGGCTTTGCAAGTCTCGTGAGCGGGCGGGACGCCGCGCCGGGAACAGCCGAAAGCCTGACCGGAACGATCCGGCAGGCGACACGCATGATCAACGAAACAAGGAAGTCCCTTACATGATTGCAGGCAATTATGGCGCACTCGAAACCAAGGCGGCTTCGAACGACCATCTCGAGCTTTCCGAAGCGTTCGGCGAGTTCATGACGACGTTCGAGGCCTTCAAGGACAGCAACAACGAACGCTTGGCACAGCTTGAAAGGCGTGGTGCCGACGTCGTGACCAACGAGAAGGTCGAGCGCATCTCGCGGGCACTGGATGAACAGAAACGCGCGCTTGACGATCTTTCGCTGAAGAAGATCAGGCCGGCACTAGGCCGCGATGGCGGGCGGCTCGCGCAGACCGAGCACAAGGCCGCCTTCGAAGCCTATGTCCGCAGCGGCGATGATCGTCATATGCGCTCGCTCGACACGAAGGCCATGTCCTACGGCTCGGGCCAGGACGGCGGCTACCTCGTGCCTGACGAAACCGAGGCCGAAATCGGCCGGCGTCTGGCGGCGCTATCGCCGATCCGCTCCATCGCCTCGGTGCGGCAGGTTTCGGCGGCCGTGCTGAAAAAGCCCTTCGCGATCAGCGGGCCGGCGGTCGGCTGGGTCGGCGAAACCTCCGCCCGACCGCAGACGACGGCTTCGACGCTGGCCGAACTGCAGTTTCCGACCATGGAACTCTATGCCATGCCGGCGGCGACGGCGTCGCTGCTCGAGGATACGGTGGTCGATCTCGACCAGTGGATTTCGAGCGAAGTGGAGGCGGCCTTTGCCGAACAGGAAGGCGCGGCCTTCATTGCCGGCGATGGCACCAACAAGCCCAAGGGGTTTCTCGGCTACACCAAGGTGGCGGAGGCGAACTGGGCATGGGGCAAGATCGGCTGCACGCTTACCGGCAAGGCCGGCGCGCTTCCCGACAAGGACCCGTCCGATATCCTCATCGACACGGTTTACGCCTTGAAGGCTGGCTATCGCCAGAACGCCAACTGGGTGATGAACCGCAAGACGCAGGCCACGCTTCGCAAGCTCAAGGATGCCGACGGAAACTATCTGTGGCAGCCGCCGGCGGCGCCCGGCCAGCGAGCCATGCTGATGGGCTTCCCGCTGGTCGAGGCCGAAGACATGCCGGACGCTGCCGCCGACGCGACGCCGATCGCCTTCGGCGACTTCGCCCGCGGCTATCTCGTAGTCGACCGCACTGGAGTGAAAGTGCTGCGCGATCCGTACTCCGCAAAGCCGTACGTGCTGTTCTACACCACCAAACGTGTCGGCGGCGGCGTGCAGGATTTCGACGCGATCAAGCTGCTCAAGTTCGCGACGGCCTGACCTTGAGCAGGTTTTGATCCGGCCGCGCTGCGAGGCGGGTACCCCTCCCGTCTGGCGTGCTGCCGGCGGCGGCCCCGGCCGTCCTCCCCGGGACCGCCTCTTGAAATCCCCGAAAACAACGAAGGTAACCGCATGACGCTGTTGCGAACGGTCGATCCGGCTGTCGAGCCGGTAACGTTGGCCGAGATGAAGCGCCATCTGCGCCTGTCGCATGACAGCGAAGATGAATTTCTTTCAGGCTTGATCAGGGCGGCGCGCGAAGATGTCGAGCGCGCGACCGGCGTCGCCATGATCGATCAGACGTGGCGGTTCCTGCACGACAGGTGGCCGCAGAGCGGCTGTGTGTCGCTGGCGCGGCACCCGGTCCGGGAAATCCTGTCGGTCACCGTGTTCGGTCGCGAGGGCGAAGCCTCTCTGATAAATCCGGACACCTATCTGGCCGATACGCTGTCGCGCCCCGCGCGCCTTCACTTCGAACGGCGTCCGGAACCGCTGCGGACCATGAATGGAATCGAAATCGACTTCTCCGCCGGCTTTGGCGAGGCGGGGACCGATGTGCCGGACCTGCTGAAACGGGCCGTCACGCTGCTGGTCGCGCATTGGTACGAGTTTCGCGCCGCCTTCGGCGCTGCCGACCAGCCGGTTTCCTATCCCGCCGGATATGAGCGCATGATTGCGAGCTACCGCGACCGGAGGCTGTGATGCGAACCGAGTTTATCGATCCCGGGCGCCTGAGAATCGAGCTCGCGCTGGAAGAATGTATCGACACATCCGATGGTTTGGGTGGGCGCGAGGAGAATTGGTCCGAAATCGCGTGCGTTTTCGCGATGATCGAGCCCATCTCGGCGCAAAGCGTTTTCGGTGCGGGGCAGACGCTGGAAACGGTGACCCATCGCATCACCATCAGGCGACGTGAGGGTGTCGCGAGCGGCATGCGTTTGACCAGGCCAGGGCGGATTTTCGACATCGTGACAGTTCACGACCCGGACGAGTCGGGTCGATATCTTGTCTGCCGGGTGAAGGAGGTCGGGCTTTGAAGGCGGCTATCAAGCTGACGATTGACGGCCTGGTGCGGGCGCTGCGCTGGCAAGCTCATGATCTGGCGGAGGACGCGGAACGAGGCTACCGTGTCGCGACCCGGATTTCGCATGCGGCGCAAGATAAGCGCGGCGCGGGAAGCCGAGAAATGGGGGGAAGCGATGACCGCACCGGCAGCTGAGTTGCAGAAAGCTATTTTCGCCGTGCTCGGAAGCGATCCCGCTTTGACTGAGCTTCTCGGTGGCGCAAAGATTTACGACCACGCGCCGGCGAACCTCGCCTTTCCATATCTCACCTTCGGCCGCACCAGCATCTACGACTGGAGCACCGGGACCGAAAGCGGCAGCGAGCACCTCTTTACCCTTCACATCTGGTCGAAGGCCAAGGGCAAGCAGGAAACGCTGGAGATCATGGAAGCGGCCAAGGCTCGCCTCGAGGGCGGTACTCTCGCACTCGACGAGCATCATCTGGTGAACATGCGGCTGGAATTCGCCGAGGCCAGATACGACGAAGACCTTTCGGTCCATCACGGCCTGCTTCGCTACCGTGCGGTGATCGAAGCGGCGGCCTGAATTTCCTGCGCTTTGGCGCGGCCGCAACCATCCATAGCAATCAATCCGGGAGACCAGACATGGTCGCACAGAAGGGCAAGGACCTTCTTCTCAAGCTCGACTCCACGGGGGCGGGGAGTTTCGTCACCGTCGCCGGGCTGCGCTCCAAGCGCATCGCCTTCAACAGCGAGACCGTCGACATCACGAATTCGGATTCCGCCGGTCGCTGGCGGGAACTGCTTGCCGGCAGCGGCGTTCAGCGCGCCTCGATCACCGGTTCGGGAATCTTCAAGGACGCGCTGTCCGATGCCACGATCCGCTCGCGCTTCTTCGCGGGCGAGATTTCGGACTGGCAGTTTTCCATACCGGATTTCGGCCTGGTGCAAGGGGCGTTCCAGATCATTTCGCTCGAATATACCGGAAGCCATGACGGGGAGGTGACCTTCGAGATGGCGCTCGAATCGGCGGGTCCCGTCAGCTTCACGGTGGCGCCATGACGGCGAACCGACGGCGCGGCGAGGTTGCCGCCGAACTCGACGGCAAGACCTATCGGCTGTGCCTGACGCTTGGCGCGCTGGCGGAACTGGAGGCAGCCTATGCCGCAGATGATCTGGGCGCCCTGGTCGAGCGGTTTTCGCACGGGCGCCTGTCGGCGCTCGACATGATCCGCATCATCGGCGCGGGGTTGCGCGGCGCCGGCCATGACATGGCGGACGATGATGTCCGCATCATGCGGGCCGCGGATGGAGCAACGGGGTTCGCCGCGATCGTGGCCGACCTGCTCACCGCTACCTTCGGCAAAGCGCAGGACCACACGCCAAACCCTTGAAAGCCGCGGCAGGCGCAGCCCGTGAATTCCCTTGGGACCAGGTCATGGCCATGGGGTTCGGCTTGCTGCGGCTTTCACCCAAAAGCTTCTGGACGATGACGCCCCGTGAATTCGAGCGGGCCATGAGTATTCTGGCGCGGGGATCGGATGAAGCGCCGGGCCGCGCGGATCTTGCCGCCCTGATGCGGGCGTTTCCGGATAAACCCATAGAGAGGAGGGAGCATGGTTGAGGACGTGACGGTCTCGATCAATGCCGACACCGCGCCCTTTCAGGCGGCGCTGGACAATTTGGAGAAAATGTCCGACCGCTTTGGTGCGCAATTGAGCGGCGCGCTGAAAGCTGCGGCTGTCGATGGCCGGGAGCTGGATAGCGTGTTGCGCCGCATCGGGCTCAATCTCGCCGGTATGGCGCTGCAGCAGGGACTGAAACCGCTACAGTCGCTGGTCGGATCGCTGTTTTCGGGCCTGCTCGGCGGGCTTGCCGGAGTCCGGCCCTTTGCCAAGGGCGGTGTTCCCGGACATGTCGTTCCATTCGCCGGCGGCGGCGTTGTTTCCGCGCCGAGCTACTTTCCGATGGGGCGCAGCCTCGGCCTTATGGGTGAGGCTGGGCCGGAGGCCATTCTGCCCTTGCAGAGGTCCGCCGACGGCCGGCTGGGCGTTGCCGCATCGGGCGGTGGGGCGCCCGTCAATGTGGTCTTCAACGTCACCACGCAAGACGCGGCCTCTTTCAGAAAATCCGAAGCGCAGATCACCGGCATGCTTGCGCGCGCCGTGTCGCGCGGCGCCAGAACCTTGTGAGGGGGAATGTCCGAACTCGCCAGCTTTCACGATGTGCGGTTTCCGCTCGCCATCTCTTTTGGCGCTACCGGCGGGCCGGAGCGGCGCAACGAAATCGTGTCCCTGACCTCCGGCCGGGAGAAGCGCAACGCGCGGTTTTCGCAGTCTCGCCATCACTATGACGCCGGCACCGGCGTCCGGACGCTGGAGGATCTGCATGACGTGCTAGTCTTCTTCGAAGCGCGACGCGGTTCGCTCCATGCATTCCGGTTTCGCGATCCGTTCGACATGAAGTCGTGCCGGCCGGAGGCCACGCCAACGCCGCTTGACCAGATCCTCGGATATGGCGACAGGACTGAACGTCGGTTCAAGCTCGTCAAGCGTTACGGCACGGGTGACGAAGCCTATGTGCGCCTGATTTCCAAGCCGGTGGCGTCGACGCTGCGGGTCGCCGTCGACGGTGTCGAGGCGCGTTCATCCGATTTTTCGCTCGAGGCGACGGGTGAGATCGTCTTCGCTGCGGGCGCGATCCCGGCTTTGCAGGCGGAGGTGAGCGCCGGTTACGAGTTCGATGTGCCGGTGCGCTTCGACGCCGAGCGCATGTCGATGAGCCTGACGGCATTCAAGGCCGGGCAGATCCCGACGATCCCATTGGTCGAGGTGCAGCTTTGAGCGTTTATCCGGAAGGTCTTGCCAACCATCTATCCCTGGATGTCACCACGGTATGCCATTGCTGGCGCCTGACCAGGGCCGATGGCACCACCACCGGATATACCGATCACGACCGTGCACTGAGCATCGACGGAATCACCTTCGAACCGGAAACGGGCTTTAGCGCCAGCGAAGCCCGCGACACGCTCGGCCTGGCCGTCGATACGGTCGATGTCGAGGGCGTGCTATCGTCGTCCAACATACGCGATGAGGATATTGCCGCCGGGCTGTATGACGACGCCAGGCTGGAGACCTTTCTGGTCAATTGGCGCAACCCCGAAGACTTCGTGCTGCTTCGCACGGCCACGATCGGCAAGATCACCTGCAGCGACCAGCGTTTCGTCGCCGAGCTGGAAAGCTTGACCCATGCGCTGGACCAGCCCAATGGACGCTATGTCAGCCGCGCCTGCGATGCGGAGCTGGGCGACAAGCGCTGCGGCTTTCTGATGGACCGCCCCGGTTATACAGACACAGGCGCGGTGTCTTCCCGCGCGGAGCCGGACACAATCGTCGTCTCCGGCCTGGGGGCCTTCGACCCCGGCTGGTTCTCCCACGGCATATTGCATTGGACGAGCGGCGCGCGCGCCGGACGAAGCGAGCGGATCATTGACCACCGTAAGGATATCAGGGGTGTAATCCTGGCCCTTCGGCCGACGGTCGGGCCGGAGATCGGCGTCGGCGATGCGTTTTCGATCGCAGTCGGCTGCGACAAGAGCTTCGCGACCTGCAAGGCGAAATTCGCGAACGCCGCGAATTTTCGAGGGTTTCCCCATCTGCCCGGCAATGACACCGCTTACAGCTACGTGGTCGAAGGCGGACGGTTCGACGGCGGAGCGATCGTGCCATGAGCGCGTCTGCGCCCGCCGAGGGAGCTTCAGTTGATTCCTTGATTGTGGGCGAGGCGCTGTCGTGGCTTGGGACGCCCTACCGGCATCAGGGGGCCCGCAAAGGCGTGGGGTGTGATTGCCTCGGCCTTGTGCTAGGCGTCTGGCGTGTCGTTTACGGCGGCACGCCGGAATGGCCGGGACACTATGCTGCGGATTGGGCAGAGGCTGGCGGTGCGGACCTGCTGCTTGCGGCGGCGCGCCGGCATTGCCTCGAGAAGCCGCTCGGCATGCTGGCGGCAGGCGACCTGATCCTGTTTCGCTGGCGGTCGCATCTGCCAGCGAAACATGCCGCCATAGCGGTCGCGTCTGCCCGGTTCATCCATGCCTATCAGGGAAATGCGGTGGTGATATCGGCGCTGGTGCCGCAGTGGCGAAGCCGCATCGCCGGCGTGTTCGCCTTTCCCGAGAAACCGAAACCTCGCTGATCTCCGGAGACCTCGATGGCAACCATCCTGCTGCAAGCCGCCGGCGCAATGCTCGGTGGCGTGCTCGGCCCTGTTGGAAGCGCGATCGGTTCAGCGGCCGGCGCCCTGGCCGGCTATGCCATCGACCGGGCCTTGATCGACAGCACCCGTCATGTCGAGGGGCCACGTCTAACCGGCGCACGCCCTTTCACAGCCGAAGAGGGCGCTTCGATCCCGCGGGTCTATGGCAGTGTCCGGCTCGGCGGCACGCTGATCTGGGCCACCCGCTTCGAGGAAACGCGCACGACCAAGCGGCAGGGCTCCAAGGGCGGGCCGCGCGTGACTGAATACTCCTACTTCGCCAATGCCGCTTTCGCCTTGTGCGAAGGGGAGATTGCCGGAATCCGGCGTATCTGGGCCGACGGGAGGGAGATCGATCGAAACGATGTCGAAATCAGGATCTATCGTGGCAGCGAGGACCAGCCGGTTGACCCGTTGATCGAGGCAAAGCAGGGAAGCGGAAACGCGCCGGCCTATCGCGGCCTGGCCTATGTGGTGCTCGACCGTTTCGCACTTGCCGACTATGGCAACCGGATTCCGCAATTTCAGTTCGAGATTCTGAGGCCGATTGGAGAAACGGCCAAGCAGGTGCGCGCGGTCTGCCTCATTCCCGGCGCGACGGAATACGGGCTTTCGCCACGGTTGATCACGCAGCAAAAGCGGCCGGGCGACAGCAGCGCCGCCAATCGCCACGTTCTCCATGCCGGGACCGATTTGGCGGCGTCGCTCGACGAGTTGCAGATGCTTTGCCCGAATCTCGAGCATGTTGCCCTGGTTGCCACCTGGTTCGGCAATGACCTGCGGGCGGGGCAATGCAAGATACGTCCGATGGTAACCAGCCGCACATCTTCGGGGTTCTCTGAAGCATGGACGGTGTCGGGCGTCGGCGTGAACGCGGCCGTCGCCGTTTCCTGGTCGGGCGAGGGGCCGGCCTATGGCGGCACACCCTCGGATCGAAGCATCATGGCCGCGATCCGGGAGATCAAGGCGCGAGGCTTGAAGGTGACGCTCTATCCATTCGTCATGATGGATGTCGCGGCCGACAATACACTGCCCGACCCCTATGGCGGTACGGCCCAGGCGCCCTATCCATGGCGTGGCCGGATCACCAGCGATCCAGCGCCGATGCGACCCGGCACAGCGGATCGGACCGATGCCGCCCGATCGCAGGTGTCAGCGTTCTGCGGCATGGCACTGCGAACCCAGTTCGCCACAACGGCGGATACGGTTCTGTTCACCGGTGCGCCGGACGACTGGGGATACCGGCGCTTCCTGCTGCATTTCGCACATCTTGCTGCCGCTGCAGGCGGCGTCGACGCATTCCTGATCGGAACCGAGTTAAAGGGGCTGACGACGCTACGCGACCAGAATGATGGCTTTCCGTTCGTCGAGACGCTGTGCGCGCTTGCCAGCGACGTCAGGGTGATCCTTGGAGCCAACACAGCCATCACCTATGGCGCCGACTGGAGCGAGTATTTCGGCTACCACCCCGCCGATGGCAGCGGTGATGTCTATTTCCATCTCGACGCGCTATGGGCCCATCCCGCGATCGACGCTGTCGGCATCGACAATTATATGGCGCTTTCGGACTGGCGAGATGGCGACTATTCCGGCCCCAACCCGGACGGGTTTCGCGAACCTTACGATTCCGCCGGCCTGCGTGACGCTATCGCCGGAGGCGAGGGGTATGATTGGTACTATGCTTCGGAAGAGGGGCGCCTGCGGCGGGAGCGTTCGCCGATCACGGATGGAGCTTATGGCAAGCCATGGGTCTATCGCTATAAGGATCTTGTCGGCTGGTGGAGCAACCGGCATTACAACCGCGCCGGCGGAGCCGAAGCACAGACGTCGACTGCGTGGGTTGCCCGGTCCAAGCCGATCTGGTTCACCGAACTCGTCTGCCCGGCGGTGGACAAGGGACCGAACCAGCCCAATGTCTTTCCCGATCCGAAATCCGTCGAAAGCGCCGTTCCGTATTTTTCGAGCGGCGGCCGCTCCGACCTCGCGCAGCGACGGTTCCTGGAGGCACACGCCCGGCACTGGAACCCGGCGAGCGCCGATTTCAACGATGCGGATAACCCGGTCTCTCCGCTCTATGGCGGCAGGATGGTGGATATGTCGCGAATCTATCTGTGGGCGTGGGACGCGCGTCCCTTCCCAGCCTTTCCGCTTCGCACGGATGTCTGGTCCGACGGTGACAACTGTTTTCACATATTAACGGAAATCGCCGAAAATAGGAGTAGTCGGGTTAGCGATCGCGGACGTAATCGCGAGTCTTCCACCGTCACAACTTGGTCGTGCGTCCGCGTCCGTTGACACGTGGTTTGAGGCGCGCTTGCTTGCGACGCGTAGGGTCGCGCCCGGCCAAGATCGAAGTGAAACCCGCGCCGCTTCCGATTGTCGGCCAGCCGTTTGTCCAATTCCTCGACCTTCCGTCGGGGCCGGTCAGCGGCGCGCCGCAGGATCAGTTCAGGGTCGCTGCCTGGCAAAAGCCCTGGAGGAGCCAGATGCTGTTCGTGTCTCCCGAAGAAACCGGCTTTGTGCAACGCGGACTCGTTGTGCGTCCGGCCAGTGTCGGGCGCCTGGCAGAGCCGCTTTCGCCGGGCGTCGAGGGGCGAATCGACCGGTCTGGCTCGATCTTGGTGGAACTGTTCGATGCCGAGCCGACAAGCGTCAGTCGCCTGCAACTCCTCAACGGAGCGAATGCAGCGGCGATCAAATCAGCTGGCGGCATCTGGGAAGTCGTTCAGTTCCAGGAGGCTGAGGAAATAGCGCCGGACATTTGGCGGTTGAGCGCGCTGTTGCGCGGCCAATTGGGAACCGGAGACGCCACGGCGCCCGACGCGCCCATCGGATCAAGCTTCGTCATTCTCGATGATGCGGTCCAGCCTGCCGGGCTGCTGGCCTCGGAGATCGGCCTTGCCCTCAATTGGCGCGTGGGACCGTCCGGCGCCGATTTTTCGAACGCAAGATTCGCGACCATGCTGGAAACCGGAGGGCGTCGGGCTCGCCTGCCGCTCTCGCCGGTGCATCTCAAGGCTGGAAGGAACGCGAATGGCGATTTGGCGCTGTCGTGGATACGGCGTGGACGGATCGATGCGGACGATTGGAACGCCAGCGAAATTCCCTGGGCGAGGAGCGCGAAGAATATCGGATCGAGATTGCACGCGCTGAGGGCACGACCATCCGCACGGCGATCACCGCGCAGCCAAAATGGCTTTATCCGGCATCCTCGATAGCCTCCGATCTCGGTGGAGCGGCGGTCGACATCGACGTCACCGTCAGACAGTTCAGCGTTGCGGCCGGCTGGGGTATTCCACTCACACGCCGGGTCAGCGTGCATTGAAAACAGACTTTTAGACAAGAAAGGCTAGAGCCATGAGCGCCAACAAACCGTGGTACCTGTCACGGACCATATGGGCGGGACTGATCACCGTGATGGCGGCGGCGGCCGGACTGATCGGACTGTCGGTTACGGATACGGATCAGGTCCTGCTTACCGACACGGTGCTGCAGGCGGTGACCGCGTTCGCTGGTATTCTGGCGATCATCGGGCGGTTGGCGGCGAAGGTCCGGATAGGCTGA